TATATGCTGAGAAATGTAATATTATAAAAGCTGAGTATTTTACAAATGATTACGATGTGTTATTAACACAAGGATCGGGAACGTCAGCAATAGAAGTTGCATTAAATGGATATCTATCCGGTGGTAATGCTGACCATACAAAGTATGTGCTGGTTTTGACTAATGGGAGCTTTGGGCATAGATTATATGATATTTGCAAAACTATACCTGGCAAAATAGTAACGATGCCTGTCCAGAGTGTTGATGAAGCTCTTCACGTATTACAGAGCTCGACTGTACCGTTTGACGTGTTTTGTGGTGTAGCATTCGAGACCAGTAGTTCGACTTATAATAATTTACATAATATAGTTGAATATTGTAATAACAAGGGGATTATAACAATAATCGATATGGTTTCGGCATTAGGATATTACGCTCCACCATATAATGCAACAGCAGTATGCTCAAGTACAGCAAAAGTATTGCGCGGGTTGCCGGTATTAGGTATTGTGGCGTATCGAAAAGATAGCAAACCGCTTATAGGTTCATCTGGATATTATTTAAATATGAAAAGGTATATTGAATCTAAAAAGGATTGCCAAACACCGCATACATCAATGATACCACAGTTGCAGTCAATTAATTCGGCTAATTTTTTCGATCGGGAATGTATTGATGCGAATTGTGAGGCTCTTAGTGTTATTGATTCAACCACTTGTTTTACGCTACTTGGGGAGCGATATGCACCTGTATTGACATTTAAATTCAGTGATAAGGCGTTGATGAAACGAGTGATTAAAGCCTTGAAGAAAAATAATATGGAAATATATTTCAATTCTGTTTATATGAAAGATAAGTTCCAAATTGGAATGTTTGGTCACAATAAGAAAGCATATAAAAAATTGAATAAGATTATTAAAAAAATATGCCGTAAATGAAAATATTAATGGAAATATCCGGTGGTGCTGATAGTATGTTATCGTCATTATTGGCAATAAAAAAATATGGGACGGATGCAGAATATCATGGAATTCTTGTTGATTACCACCAACTACCTTTTGAAAAAGAAAAGGCAAAAGCATTAGAGTTTTGTGATAAATACAATATAAAATTGCATATTGTTTCGGTCGATGGATTATTCGTAGGAGGCGCAGTTACAGGTGAGCACAATGTTGAAGAAGTCTCGGATATATATACACCATTAAGAAACTTTGTGATTGGTGCAATGGCAAGCTCCTTAGCAGAACGTATCGGGGCATCTGTAATTGTTTCCGGTAGCAAAACTTTAAACAAGGATAAACAACCGTGGTCTTTTTCCGATTCGACGTTGGGCTTTTACTTGCATATGGATTCGATGTTGAATTATTTAACAGATGGTTCTATTAAGATGGATCCAATATTGATGGAAAATCGCCAAAACAAAATGACTAAATTCGAAGTATTTGATGCATTGATTGATGATTTTGGATTAAATATGTCTGATTTTTGGAACTGTTTTAATTCAAGCACTACGCAATGCGGCGAATGTAATAATTGTAAAGAAATACAAAAATATAATGAACGAACTAAATAAGAAATTATTTTATTTCCCAGCAAATAGTGCGGGACCTATATCTGCAATGATGGTGAAAAACCAGTGGACACCAAATAAAAAGTTACCATTTCGCTATTATTCTGAAGAATACCCCTCAGATTATAGAATACCGGCGTATCTAACAACAGCAGGGCATTTGTACAAAAAAGAAGAATACATTAAAGGATTTGATTTTCCAGATGATTGTGTTGTTTTTGGTGATTCGGGTGGTTTTCAAATAGCTACTGGAAAATTAAAGTATACTGACGAGTTACGTGAAAAAATATTCCGTTGGTTAGAGAACAATTCTACTATTGCAGCTAATTTAGATATACCACCTAAAGTATCAAAGTCTGGTCACTTCGATGAGTGTTTAGGCATTAGCTACAATAATTTTAAATATTTTGAAAAGCATCAATCTGGTAAAACAAAGTTTTTAAATGTTCTTCAAGGTCTTCATGAAGAGAATTATTTAAAGTGGTATAATAGAGTTTGTGATTTTGAATTTAATGGCTGGGCGATTGGTGTTGATCAACGTACAGCTGCATTATATCAAATAATGGCCGCGGTATCTATATTGATGGATGGCAAAGAGCACGAAAAGAAAAATATAGAATGGATACATTTCTTGGGTGTAACAGGAACAGAACCATTAGTATATCTGACGCAAGTCCAGAAGTCATTAGAAGAGATAGGTTCTCATGTACAAATATCTACAGATTCATCAACACCAAATATATCTGCAAAGTTTGGTGGGTATTTTATACCCCGAGGTCTGGATTGGCAGATTATGAATGTACCAAGAGACATTACATTGAAAGGCGGAAAGATAGATTATCAAAACACCAGAACGTATCCACCTGTTTATAATGAGGTACATAATATATTAAGGGATGAATATATAGATACAGAGGCGTTTGTTCATTTTAAAAGTGAGGCGTATGCAGTATTAGTTTTATCTAATATGGCAACATTTGTTGATGTAAAGCAAAATATTCATAATGTTGTGCATTCACATGAATATTTTCAAGAGCAAATTTTATCTACTCAAATGTTCAAGAATATAAAGCTGATCGACAAAATTATAAAATCAGACAATCCACGAAAGGAATTTCAAAGAGTATTGCCGCAATTAACAAAACATCGACCTAAGAATGAAATAGTAAAGCATGAATTTTTTGTAGAAAAATCAGCTGTGAATGTATAGATCGGTTTACTATAATAGCAGCAGATCAGAAATACATTTATGGGGCGACGGGCAACACGATGATTCTGGGTACAAGGTTTTCAAATATGAGCCATATGCCTATATAGTAGATAAAAATGGCGATTGCATTACTATTGATAATCATCGTTGCAAAAAAGTATCCACTTGGTCGCCAGAGGCTGAAAAAATGGGTATGGTATATGAACATAATGTATCTCCTACAACGAGATTTTTAATTGATAAATACTTAGACAGTGATAAAGTATCGGATCAGACAAAGATACTATATTTGGATATAGAGGTTGCAAAAGAAGACGCATACAGCACACCTGAAGATGCCGACAATACAGTAACAGCAATAACATATGTTGCTACCGGAGATGATAAATATACGTGTTTGCTATTAGATCCAGGCAACGCATCTACAAAAAATACAACGGTCGACATACAACTGAAGAAAAAAGAGAACGGCCAGATCGTTGATGGAAAAACGAAAACTATTGATGTTGATATAATCACATTTCATAGTGAACGTGAGCTGCTTCGGAGCTTTATGATGCGATATCAAAAAATTGGGCACAATATTATTACAGGATGGAACGTTGAGTTTTTTGATATGCCATATTTGTATAATCGTATTGTCAAATTATTTGATTATGCATTTGCAGATTTATTTAGTCCCGATGCTAAAATAGTCAAAAGGACATATTTAAAAGAACGCCAAACAATTTCGATAGCTGGTGTAACTATATATGATTATCTTACAATGTATCGTAAATTTACATTTACTGATCAGAGTAATTATCGATTAGATACTATCGCAAAGTTCGAATTATATAGAGGTAAGATAGAATACGAGGGGGACTTGGATCATTTATATAAAACTGATATTGTCAAATTTGCAAAGTATAATATTGTAGATGTCGAGCTGGTAGTTGCGTTGGAAGAAAAAATGCGCCTAATCATGACCGGCTTAGGACTATGTCATAAAGGGCACGTTCAGCACCAAGACATACTCTTTACATCGATGTATTTGGATGGTGCGTTTCTAACATACTGTAAGCGAAATAATATGGTCGCGTCAGCAAATCGCTCAGCCGCATCTGGTAAAGCTCAAGGTGCGTTTGTTAGAAAGCCAACTCCTGGCTTATATAAGTGGGTCTATGATTTGGATCTGACATCGCTTTATCCGAGTATAATAATCTCACTAAATATATCTCCAGAAACTAAAGTTGGGATTATAGAATCGTGGGATGAGTTAGAATATGCAAAAGGAACACAATCAACATATAATGTGAATTTTTATTCTGATAATACTGTATTAGGTAATTTTGATGATTCTTTCGATGAATCGAAACCTATGCACATAGAACTACAAGGGTCAAGCAACTTAAAAAAGTGGTTGGATGAAAACGAATATGGTATTGCGAGTAATGGTGTGATATATGATCAAAAAAAGGAAGGAGTTATACCTGCGATTTTGAAAATGTGGTTCGACGAACGCTCGGAGTATAAAAATTTACGAAAAAAATATGAAAAGGAGGGTGATATAAAAAATGCAGAATATTATGATGGTCAGCAGCTAATAACAAAAATCTTACTCAATTCATTTTATGGTGTATTGCTGTTACCGTCATTTAGATTCTATGATAAACAAAATGGCGAAGCCGTCACGCTTACAGGACAATCAGTTATTCACCACTCATCAAAAGCAGCAGATCATTTTTATAATAAAGAGTTAGGTATCGCATCCAAGACAGCGAATAATAAATCCTTTTGTATTTACACCGATACTGATTCCATATTCGAGCCACTCGAGCCACTTTTTGTCAATCGATTTGGACCTATGGAAAATTATACGGATGCAGAAATTATTGAAAAATCCAAAGGTATTATTAACGATGTACAAACCTATATAAATAAATCATTCGATGTGTATGCAAAGCGTCTTCATAATATTAATTCTCATCGATGGGATATTAAACAAGAGCTTATTGCAAAGAGGGCATTTTGGGTCGGTAACACAGATACCAAGAGTAAAAAATTTGAGGGAGTAAAGAAGAGATATGCAATGTGGATAGTTGATCAGGAAGGTCATCGTGTTGATGAAATGGATGTTAAAGGTTTGGATGTTGTAAGGTCAAATTTTCCGCCGCTATTTAGAGATTTTATGAATGGAATTCTTACAGATATCTTACATGACGCTGATAAAGATACATTAAATGAGAAAGTGCGAACATTCAAAAAGAATATGTATTCAGTTGATTATAAAAATATTATGATGCCGACAGGTGTAAAGGATATCGAAAAATACACAACCGGTCGTTTCGGTGTTAGGAAAAAGGGAACACCTGCTCATGTAAATGCTGCATTAAACTATAATGATTTATTGAATAAATTCAAGAATGCTGCAGTGCCCAATATTGTAAATGGTGACAAAATCATTTGGACATATATTAAAAGAAATCAATTAAATTTTGATCGTATTGCATTAAAGGGTTTTGAAGATGACGAGAGAATAGTTGAATTTGTTGAAAAATACATCGATCACGATACGAATTTTAATAATTACCTATTAAATAAACTTCAAAATTTTTGGTCATCTTTAGAATGGGGTCCTATACAATTAAACGCAATCTCTAATAAGTTTTTTAAATTTTAATTGAAGAAAAATTTGGAATTCCGACAAGAATTTCGTATATTACACAAATAGTAAATTATATATTATGCAAAAAAACAAAATTGTCAATTTTATTACTAAATATCATCTACAAGGACAATGCCAGCAGGTGAAAATTAAAGTAAAGCCCGATAAATTAGTAACGAGCTTTGCAACAGAGCAAAAGGACTTGCTAGGATTTGTCGCTGTAAGTGATCTCGAGTTTCCATCATTACCTGAAGATGTGATAAGTGGTAACGAAATGGAAATCGGTGTATTTAATACCAGCACCCTTTCAAAAATACTTTCCGCAATGGGAAATCAAGTCGATATTTCATTTAAATCGGAAATGGGCAAAGTCTATCAAATGTCGATGGATGATGGCACATTTCAGTCAAACATTATGCTCGCCGACTTGGATATAATTGAAGAGCCACCAAAGTTGAATGATTTGCCTGATTTTGAAATGGAATTTAATTTTCTTGGAAGTGCCTTTTCTGAGAATTTTATTAAAGCTACAAATGCCTTGCCGGATAGCAACACGGTGACATTTATTGATAGTGGTGATGGTGTGGATGTTGTACTTAATCACGCAGATCATAATACCGATAACATTAAAATATCACTAATACCTGATGCAAAGGAAGGAAGTTTTGAAAATATGCGCTTTAACTCAGATCTCCTTCGTGATGTTTTGGTTGCAAACAAAGATGCAACAAGTATGAAATTTTTCTTATCAACAAAGGGGTTATTAAAAATGCAATTCCAGGGTGACGGATTTGCAACTGTTTATTATTTAGTGATGCTCCAATCTTAAAATGGCATGGAAAAACTATTCAATTATCAGGAAATTCAAGAAGCTAATATATCTTTAGCAAAACAACTAAACCAAGTTCAGAAACTAAAACCAATGCGTACATTATTTGTTGGTATTCTGAACGGAGGATATAGAATAATCAGCGACGTGTCAAAATACACAGCATTTCCCGCAGAAATTGATTTCTGTCAATGTAAATCATATACAGGAAAAACTCAAGGAGAAATAAAATTTCAACGATTTGATAATAAATTAAATTCTCAAGACGCTAACTATCAAGCGTCGTTGTTTGACGGAATTGATTCTGCTGGAATTCGTCTTGTAGTATTTGATGATATTTTGGATTCCGGAAGGACGGCTTTAAAAGCTGTAGAGGAATATTCAAAAATATTGAATATCAAGGATGCCGTACTTGTTACATACGCAAGGAGAAAAAATGCGCAACAGGATTTAGATTTATTAGAAGGTATTTACTCAAATATATTTACTGCATTTATTATTGACGACGAGTGGCTGATCGGCTGCGGTATGGATGATGAAGATGGAAACTCACGCAATTTACCATATATCTGTAAAGTATAAGGCGTTATGATATTAGAATTTTTAAAACATTTATTTGGTCTTTGTGGCGAGTCGCATCCAAATCTGCTTTTTGGGATACCCATAATTGTAACCGGTTACCGATATTGTATGTGCTGGTTAAAAAGCAAATTCAACAAAAAACACATATGCACACATGAAAAAGAATAAATTAAAGCGCGGTGCAATAGTTAAACACCAGGATAAATATGCACTATTCCTAAAAACAGAAAACAGGTGGGCCTGGATAATTACCTTCAATGGTAAGGAATTGGAAGAAATGATTCGTGTGAAACGAAAAGAACTTTCGATTGTAAACAACCCACCGCCGGAATTGGAAATGTATAATATTGCATAAATAAATAAAATTCATTAAATTTACAATTAAAATTGAAAAAACATGACAGGACAGAAATATTTTCAAGTCGACGTATCGATCACGCAAGAATCTGCAAACGGTAAATACAAAAAGCACGTTGAGCGTTATTTAACACTCGCATACAGCGTTACAGAAGCAGAAGCGAATGTCGTCCACAATTTTGAAACAATCGGAGACATCAGAGATTACAGAGTGAAAGCAGTCTCAGAAACAAAGATTGTTGATGTGGTACCAGAAGCCCCAGCTCAAGTATAACGTTTGGAGGTGGAAGTTGTAATTGTTGATAATATTATAAGTGGTGCTAACGTATCAAAAGCCTGGGAACACGCAGGCCAAGAGATATTAAAATTACCAAATATATCAACTGTTAAAATGATACCAGGCAAATACACACCTGACAAATACAACTTCCACCGATTTACGATGCATCGCGAACATTTAAAAAATTTAACAAGTTATTTTGCACAAAGATGGGAAACGGGGATTGCAAGTGATTCAAAATTTTTATTTATATTTCCAAATGCCCGTGATGCACTCGCAATACAGATAAAGGAATTTTGCGAATTTCATAGTATTGATGCTACCTTTATTGGTTTTTGGTTAGATTCAATGTATCATCAAAGTGGTGATGTTCGTACGAAATTGCGTGGAAGAAAATACAAGTGGTCAGAGAGATTCGAGCGTGCCTTATTTTACTGTTACGATTACAACTTAGTGCCGTTGCAGTCATTTGATCGAATGCTGAAAACATATTCAACAAAACACGCAGACTCGATTATTAAATGCCCGATTCCATATACTTCAATTATTAGTGAATTGCGCAATACATATGGCTCTGAAACAAAGGAGGATATTGTGCTGATTAATGGAACGCCGTCTTCTAATTTTGATCAGAAGTTAGCTAAGGTATTTTCGAATCAATTTCCGAAATATACGTTTGTTAATATACACGATCATTCATTGGATTCTGCAAGCTATTTGAAATTATTGAGTCGGGCAAAAGTTATATTTTCGACAAATATATCTGATCAAAATCCATTTTCAATTTATGAAGCAATGGTACTTGGGGTATTGCCAATATTACCAGATATACCATTGTATGCAGAGATATTTGATGAAAGGTGGTTATATGATCACAAAATACTGAAAGGAAAATACTTGAATTTTGTAAGAGGTTCAGAAGAGCTTGAAGAGCGGCTTGTATCATATATGGAAAATTATGAAAATTTAAACAGAGACTCAGAATTAGAAAGAATACACGACAAATATTTTAAATCAGATAAATTTTTAGAAATAGTATGCAAAATCCAATAAAAAATACATTATGGGTCGAAAAATACAGACCACAGTTATTAGAAGAATATGTAGGTAATGATGCACTGAAAGCAACAATACAAAAATATTTAGATAGCGAGGATATTCCACATCTATTATTCTATGCGAGAGCTGGTACAGGAAAAACAACGCTCGCAGAAATAATTACTCATACACTCGATTGTGATGTTCTATACTTAAATGCGTCAGACGAAAACTCCGTCGACACGATTCGAAACAAAATAAAAAGTTTTGTGTCTGCAAGTAGTTTTCGAAAATGGAGACTCGTATTGCTGGATGAAGCTGATTATCTGACACCGAATGCTCAAGCAGTATTGAGAAATATGATGGAGAAATTTTCAAAAAGATCGCGTTTTGTAATGACGTGCAACTATCCGGAAAAGATAATCGATGCAATTCAGAGTCGGTGCACAGTATTTGAAGTATTTCCACCTTCTCCAAAAGCAGTAGCGATGCGGATCGCAGAGATACTGCAAAAAGAAAGTGTACAATATGATATAAAAGATGTTGGCCAGATTATAAAGAAAAATTATCCAGACATCAGACGCTGCATTTCTTATACGCAGCAGCAAGTAAAAGATGGAAAATTGGTCCTAGATGATTTACAAAAATCTGTTCTTGACTATTTAGATAAAATTGCAGAAATATTAAAAAATACTAAAAAAGCCCCGAAAGACAAGTATAGAGAGATACGACAGATTATCGCAGATACATCAATAAGGGATTTCCAGGATCTTTTTCGATATTTGTATGACAATGCATCAGAAATAGCACCTGAGGGGAAAGAAGGGGCAATGATACTAAAAATAGCAGAAGCACAGCGTGCTGATGCTCTAGTGGTAGATAAAGAGATTTCCGCTGTTGCAATGCTTATAGAAATCATCGCGATGCAAAAATAAAATATTAAAGCACAATAAAAAAAATTAAAAACATGAAAAATAATATTTCAGATTTAAGTCCACAAATGTTACTGGAGAATTCTCGAGAAGAAGTTTGTGAAAACTGCCAAGGGCAGTTCTTTAGACAAGTAATAATGCTACGCAGAGTTTCAAAATTGGTAATTGGTGCCCCGCACGACCAGATGATTCCTATTCCAGTCTTTCGATGCGATGACTGCCTGACTCCGGTAGCAGATATGGTTCCAAGAGATAATCCACAACCCGGTCCAACCGAGGATAATGATGATAGTAAAATAATTTCATTGAATGGTGAATAATGGCAAAGAAAAAACAAAAGTCTCTTTTTGATTTGCTTGGGTGTATTTTTGATAAGACACCATGGGAATCGTTATCTGAAACAGAGAAGAAAGCATTTTCTCCTTATATGATTAATCGATTTATATCAATGGACCAAAATTACACCGGAATTATTAATTATTTGCAGCGATATTCTATTGGTATTTTAAGGCCAAAGGATGTATATAAGTTGTATCAGAGCATTTTTCCAAAGCAGCGTGGTTTTTATTCAAAATATATTAAAAAGTCAAAAACTTCGGATTTTGATTTAAATGAGAATTTAATTAAATTTGTTGCAGATAATGATCACAGATCTACAGATGAGTGCAGGGAGAATCTGCAATTACTTCTGTCAATGCCGATTGGAAAAGATATTGTTAAAGAATATCTAACTCGTTATGGAGTTGATTCTGCAACTATGAAAAAGGTGTATGGGCTATGAGAACAAAGAAAAAAAAGGAAATTCTAATTGAAGAAGAAGGTGGTGGACTTGTTTTTGCTGAAGGTATATTTGGACTTTGCGTTGGTGACAGTATACAGTTCGATACTGAGAAATTAGTATCTTACTCACAATATGCGAAATTTAAAAAGTGCCCGAAATCATGGGAGCTGAGGTATGTTAGAAAACATCGTGTTCCAGAGCAAAACATTTATTTCGTTTATGGTACGGCCATGCACGAAACTATTCAAGAGATGCTGTATGTTTGCTATAAAAAAGCTGTCAAAAAAGCCAAAGAAACTGATTGGAATGCAATTTTTTTAAATAAATTGAAAACATTATATACAAAAGACATAGACGAATTGGGTGGTGTGCATTATTCCTCAAAGGAGGAATTGGCGGAATTTTATCATGATGGTTGCCAGATTTTAAAATACATTTTGAAAAAACGAACCACATATTTTAGCAGCAAAAATACGACATTGGTTGGTATAGAAATACCAATTTTTATTGCACCTGATCCGAGTAGGCCAACTATTAAATTACAATCGCATTTGGATCTCGTGTTTTATAATAAAGTTAGCGGAAAGTATCGGATTATTGATATAAAAACGGCTCGTAACGGATGGAACAAATACAAGAGAAAGGACAAAACTGTAACCAACCAGCTTGTTTTGTATAAAAAATATTTTTGCGAAAAATTTGGCATTGATCCAGAAAAAGTTGATATTGAATATTTTATAGTAAGACAAAAAATTGATGAAGATAGTCTATGGCCAATACCAAGAGTATCGCAATTTAAACCGGCATCCGGAAAAGTATCTATAAAACGTGTAGAAAAGGATTTTCAATACTTTATTGATAGTTGTTTTGATAAGAGCGGTGAATACTTAGATATCTCGCATCAAGCACTTCAAGGAAAGCGTGAAAATTGGAACTGTAAATTTTGTAACTATAATGATCGACATGATTTGTGCCCACCTGATGAACGGGTAATTGGGGAATTATAAAAAGAAAAAATGAATTTAGGAATCATAGGATCTAGAAACTTCGTTAAACGCAGCCTTGTCGTCGACTGCCTACAAAAATTGAAAAGTCGATTCGGACCAACATTGGTTATATTATCAGGAGGTACAGATACGGGTGCAGAATTATTTGCTAAAAAGGAAGCACTGAATTTTGGATTGAAATATCTGGAGTATAATCCATCATTTACAGGATATAAAATGTATTCTGCACTCCCAGAAGAATATTATGGAAAGGGGTTTCACCCAAGCCACTTCCACGACAGATATAGAAAGCTTATTATTGATTCCGATCGTATTTTATTCTTCTTACCAAAAACAGGTTCTCTTGAAAAAGAGATTGCTGCAGCACTGAAAATGTGCAAGAAAATGAATAAATCATATCTTATCTTGAAATAAAATAGTATTAAAAAATATATTTATAATAAAGAGTTTTAATGGAAAATAAAATAAAGTTACCAAAGCTGCAGAAAATATCTGAGGCGAGTTTAAAGAGACCAAAAATATTATTGTTAGGAGATGATCTGACGGCATTTTCTGGTATTGCAACCATGTCTCGTACATTCGTATTTGGAACAGTTGATCGGTTTAATTGGGTACAGTTAGCAGCTGCTGTTAAACATCCAGATGACGGCAAAGTGATTGATTATAGTGCAGAAGCACGCAAAATAACAGGTGTAGATGATGCGATCGTTAAATTGTATCCATCAACAGGATACGGTGATCCAAACAAATTGCGTAGACTGCTTGACACAGAAAAACCAGATGCGATTATACATTTTACAGATCCAAGATTTTGGGGCTGGTTATATGAAATGGAAGATGAAATTCACTTCCAATACAAGATACCAATAATATATTATGCAATTTGGGACAATTTTCCATATCCATTATGGAACCATTCAGCCTATGCATCGTGTGATTGCATTTTAGGAATTAGTAAACAGTCGCATTTGATTCATACTAAAGTATTAGAGTACGGAGGTACAGATGTTGTTGATTTGGAAAATGGCGATCTTCTTTCAGATTATAAACCGGGCAGTGTTATTACAAAGTATGTACCGCATGGTATTGATAGCAATATGTTCAGGCCACTAAAATCCGGTGATCGAGATTGGGATGAATTTGTGAAATTTAAAAAGGATTTATTTAAGGGCTTTAAAAAAGCACCTCGATTTGTTGTATTTTGGAACAATCGAAACATTAAAAGAAAGCGCCCAGGTGATTTAATATATGCATTTAAGTTATTTATTGACCAATTACCAGCTAAGCATCGTAACGAGACATTACTATTATTACATACAGATCCGGTAGACAGGCACGGCACGGATTTGATAGCAACTCAAAATACGCTGGCACCCGATTGCAATATAATGTTTCATACTGATAGATTAGCACCTGAAAAAATGAACTTTTTATATAATGTTGCAACTGTTACAATAAACATTGCTAGCAACGAAGGATTTGGGCTATCTTCAGCAGAATCTATTATGTCCGGGACGCCAATAATTAATAATGTAACAGGTGGACTTCAAGATCAAATGCGATTTGTTGATGATGATGGAAACTGGTTTCAACCAAACAATGAAATTAGTAGTAACCACTTAGGTCATTACACAAAATGTGGTTCGTGGGCATTTCCTATATTTCCTGATCTTAGAACATTGCAAGGATCTGTACCAACACCATATATTTTTGATGATATTGCTGATCCGCTTACAATTTCAAACGCAATATACGACGCATGGAAAACAGATCGGGCAACTTTACGCAAAGTTGGACAAGAAGGTCGTGAATGGCTATTAGGTGAAGCTAATATGTCAGCTAAAGCAATGTCTGATGGAATTGCGAAAGGAATACAAGATACGATAAACGTCTGGCAACCTAGGCCAAGAATACACGTAGAACGCGTGAAAGGACAGCCAGTAGTGAAAGAAACAGGAGTTACTGCATATTAATATAACTGAAACTATAACAATGAATATAAAAGAAAAGAAAATAGTAATAGCTTGTCCTGCAGACACCCGCTCAGGTTATGGAGCTCGTTCCAGGGATATTTGTAAGGCGCTAATTAATGCCGGATGTGACATTGAAATTATGTCTCTTCCGTGGGGAAATACACCGATGGGAGCCTTGGACAATGACCCTATATTAAAATCTAAAGTAATAACAACCAGCTTGAAAACACAACCTGATATTTTCTTGCAAATTTCAATTCCAAATGAATTCAAGCCGATAGGAAAATATAATATAGGAATTACAGCAGGAATTGAAACAACAGGTTGTCGTGCTGAGTGGTTAGAGGGAATAAATAGAATGGATTTGGTTCTCGTGTCGAGCAAGCATTCTAAAAATGTATTTGAATCAGTTAAATATGAAAAGCGAAACAAACAAAACAATCAAGCAGTCGAGCTTGTTGAAGCTCGTACACCTATCCAAGTTTTATTTGAAGGGATTGACGAAGAGGTGTATCCTGGCCATGCACATGATTTCGTTTTAGAGGAATTGGATAGTATTCCGAATGATTTTTGTTTTCTTTTCTGTGGGCATTGGTTACAGGGAGAAATAGGTCATGATAGAAAAGATATTGGAACTTTAATACACACATTTTTACAGACGTTTGCAGGGTTACCAGCAAAGGAACAACCAGCATTACTATTAAAAACATCAGGTGCAACATATTCGGTGACGGATCGGAATCATATAAAGAGTAAGATTCAACAGATTCACGATCTTGTAGAAAATATAGGTAAAACGAAACTACCGCCGATTTATTTACTGCATGGGAACATGACAGATTCGGAGATGAATAATTTATATCATCACGAAAAAGTAAAAGCTATGGTGAGTTTTACAAAGGGAGAAGGCTTTGGAAGACCGCTTTTGGAATTTACAACGACAGGAAAACCTGTAATTGCTAGCGCATGGAGTGGACAAGTAGATTTCTTAAATCCAGATTACGCTGCGCTCCTACCTGGTACATTGGTAAAGGTGCATCCGAGTGCAGTTAACGACTGGATAATTCCAGAGAGTCAGTGGTTCCAAGTTAACTACCAAGTGGCAGCCAACGTAATGCTAAATTGTTTTAAACAGTATGATAGTTTTCTAGAGCATTCAAATCCACATCAAGCGCACACATTCGAAAAATTCACTATGGAAAAAATGGGTGATTTGCTTGTCGAGTATTTAGAACGATATATTGAAGATAAGACTCCGGAACTCACGAAAGCACCAGATTTGCCACTTCCAAAATTGAAATTACCCAAAATAAAACCCAAATCATAATTATGGAGAAACTACGATACGATGAGAATTGTCCAATAACAAAGCAATATACAGTTCTGACAGAGAAGACGGAAGGCAACATTAAATATAAACTATGTACAGACTGCGGATATCAAACATATTCTAATTGGCATAAAGATTCGAAAGAGTTGGTTGAGATTGAAAAATCAATGTCACCATCTTGCCGAGATTCAAAATATACTGATGCGCACGGACTGGTTTGGTATCCATTGCCGTTTCAGCATTTTAAGTATGCATTATTGCCAATCGTAAATGAGGATACGAATTTTCAATTATTTTGGAGAACAGCAAATGTACGACCTATCGAGCATAAGGATGATATACAAACACACCAGACAATGCTCAATCCAATTATTTTAGAAGACGGTAGTGAAAAATTACAAGTTCTTAAAATTGAAAATGAGTCAATACAGATGTATTCTATCGATAAGTTTGCAGATGCATTTGATGATTATATGGAATTGTGTGGAAACGCAGCGATAGTTTTAGAAAATGATTCACAATAATTTGGAATTGTAAAAAATATTCCATATATTAAATAACATATACGAAATAAAATGACAGATATTAAAATTAATTACAATAATAAGCAAGGTTACGTCAAGTTCGACTTTGGTGACTTAGATATATGCAACCAGGATGCTGTTACTGAAGCTATTATGATGCTAAGAGAGACGGTCTCAGAGTCCTTTATGCAGCAAATAGAGACAATAAAGAGCAGTGGTAATTTCCTATGTCCTGACGAGGAGATTAATTACGGAGATGATACAATACGACAGTGAATACAAATATAACAATTTCATATTGCATACCGGTTTGTAATGAGCACGACGAGTTAGATAGCTTATTAACGCAATTAAATCAGTTTGTTGACGATTCAGATGAAATTGTAATTCAGTTTGATCAAGGTAATACAACCGATGAGGTTAAGCAGGTTGTGAAAGTATTTGAGACGGCGTGCTCGTGTGAATTAAAAATCATAGAGTATCCACTAAATAAAGATTTTGCGTCTTTCAAAAACAACTTGAAGAAGAATTGCACGAAGCAATATGTGTTTCAGATCGATGCTGATGAGTTATTAGGTGATGGATTATTAATGCATATAAAATTATTATTGAGCGAAAATACAGATACTGATTTATTTTGGTTACCACGAATCAATATCGTCAAAGGCTTAACACCTGAGTACGCAATATCACAAAGATGGAATGTTACTAACAATTTGCAATTTCCTATTGCTAAAGAATACGATTACCATGTTGTTAATTTCCCAGATTTACAAGCACGACTTATGAAAAACAAGCCTGAAATTTGTTGGGAAAATGCTGTTCATGAAGTGATAAAAAATCATAAATCGTCAGCAAGGTTATTTAATTACGAACACGACCAGGACATAGATCCAAAAGCAACTCAAGATTGGTGTATTATACACATTAAGGCGTTAGAGAGACAAAGGCGCCAAAATGAATTTTATCAAACAATTAATTAATATGCAATTTTGGAGAACATATAATAATAAAGTCTACAATACAGGTGAAGTGAATAAATTGGGATTTTCAATTAATGATCCGTCATATATTCCACCCGAGTATTTGGAGCAACAAAACTTTGTGATTTTAAGAACGTGTTTTGGTGTTGGTGATTGGGGAATTATATCAGCCTTCCCAAGAAAATTAAAACAAATTTATCCTGACTGCAAAGTTACAGTACCGTCACCAAAATTACTTAAAGAAATGTTTGGTTCACTCGAGAAGAATTGGAGTTCTTGGGATGATCCATTTCAAGTTGTACATACCGTATTTGATAATAATCCATATGTTGATGAATTTGTAGATTCTTTTGAGGGGGATGTATTTAACGATCATTATCGAATATATGATGAGACTGATAATGATCCATTATTGCAACAGATGATGCGATTTTGGGGCATCGATGATAGGCATTTCGATGATATTGAACCTGAATTATATTGGACCGATGCTGAAAAGAAGCTTGGTGATACTATTATTAAAGAACATTGCGACGGTGAATTTGGAACATTGTTACTATCAAATAGATATAAAGGCACTGACAACGAATTAATTCAACGGAAACTTGATGAATACGATTTACCAATGTTTTATTGGACTTCAGAAATGGATAGTGGGTTGGTATTTAAAAAGGCATTGGATATGCGCCATATCGATATCCGAATTCAATTATACATAAAATCAAAAGCTACATTTAATGTAGGAAATCAATGCGGTGTTAATGACACGATTGCAAATTATGCACCAACGTATACGATACCAAAAAATCCAGGACGATTAAAAGAGAATTATGTAAGAAGCCAAATTTATATAAAGATTGGTAATGCTGTTGAACAAATCTTAACAATGATCCCGGATAAATGGGAATCAAAAACAACTACATCTAAAAAGTGGAAATTAGGATTGTATGATTTCATAAAAGCCCATAATATTAAATCAGTATTAGAAATAGGTACATCCTCAGGTCACACAACTTATTTTGTAGCCCATTTTGTTGATAAAGTAACGACATTGGAAATTGATATAGATAGAGTAAATAAATCAAAACAGTTGTGTGAAAAACATAATAATATTGATTTTGTATGTGGTAGTGCGTATGATGATTGGAACTTTGATTATCATGATTTAGTTATAATCGACTGCATCCATGAATATAAGCATATCAAATCTGATATTGAGAACGCAATAAAATTGGGCACCAAATATATTGCATTTGATGACTATGGATTATTTCCAGAAATTAAACAGGCAATCGACGAGTTTATTGAAGCGGGGAAATTGGAGTTGGTACAAAAAATCGGATATCCAGAGGGTTCTAAATTTCATATGTCAAAATCAACCAACACCACACCTGATAAAGTATTGGTGGACAGTGAAGGTGTAATATGCAGAGTAGTATGAGAATAGTAGTATATACAGCTATCTTTGGTGGATATGATAACCTCATAGATGACCAATTCCAAATGGATGGGGTTGATTATATTTGTTATACTGATTCTGATATTAAATCAGATTTATGGGAAGTCAGAAAATCAACACCAATTTACAATGACCCTAATAGAAACGCAAAGAAGTACAAAGTTCTTCCCCATAGGTATCTGAGAGATTATGATTGGTCAGTTTGGATTGATGGTAATATTAAAATCATTTCAGATATTAGACCATTGTGTGTAGGTGACCCATATAAAGTTTACGACCATATGCAGGTATTTGATAAACGTAATTGTATATATGATGAAGCTCAGGCAATCCTAAACTTTGGTAAAATAAATTCTGAAAGAACTCCTGAGAGAGGTATCAAAAATTGGAAAGATAATCCAAAACTGATTGTTGACCAAATGAATCGGTATATTTCAGAGGGGTATCCAAAAAATAATGGATTAGCAACAAATCCAATTATAGTTAGAAACCACAATGATTCAGATGTAATCAATGTGATGGAAGATTGGTGGTCTGAGATAAAATACAATTCCAAACGAGACCAATTAAGTTTTAATTATATTGCTTGGAAAAGTGGATTTAATTTCGTATATTTACAAGGTGATTCACGAAATAATGAATACTTTGTAAGTGAAGGTAAACATAAGGGAAAAAAATGAAAATATTAGTTTCAGGCGGTGCTGGGTTTGTAGGCACAAATCTTATCAAACGATTGTTAAAAGATGGTCACTCCGTTATATCAATTGATAATTACAATACTGGTTTAAAATCAAACCATCAAGAGGGATGTGTATACATCGAAGGTGATATTCGGAAGTTTGATTGGCCATTTGAAGTAGATGTAGTTTTTCATATGGCTGCTATTGCAAGAATCCAACCATCATTTGAACGACCGGATGATTACATTACTACAAATTTTAATGGAACGTATGAAATTGTTAAATTTTGTGTAGAAAGGGATGTGCCATTAATTTACGCAGGGTCATCATCCAAACATAGTGGTAGATTCAAAAATCCATATACTTTTTCAAAAGATTTGGGAGAGGATATCATTACATTGTATCAAAAACACTTTGGATTAAAAGCAACTATTACAAGATTCTATAATGTATATGGGCCACATCAATTAACTGAGGGTGGATACACTACATTGATTGGTAGGTGGATTCATAATATTGAAAATGGTATTCAATGTGAGATTTATGGTGATGGTGAACAGCGTAGAGACTTTACTCACGTTGATGATATTGTAAATGC